GCAATTTTTATTTCCATACTGGAAGCATGATGTGGTTTTCGAAGAGCTTAGAATTGTTGGCAGCAGGCTATCTTTGGACTTTTATAACGCCAATAAAAAAATTGCAGTTGAAGTTCAAGGAAGGCAACATCAAACTTACAATCCATATTTTCATGGATCTAATCGTCAGAATTGGTTGTCTCAATTAAAAAGAGATGATTTAAAGCTTGAATTTTGCTTGACAAACGGAGTCAAGTTGGTAGAAATATACGAAACTGACACACTGTCTAAAGAAATGTTTGATCGTCTTTTTTTATGAGTAAAAAACAAAAAGATCAGGGAGAAGAACCAAAAGACTTTATATTTCCTACAGAATTGGTAGAACAGGTCTACGAAATTTCTGGTAACGCTGATTCGCATAAAGGCGTTATCCTTTGCGTCTGCTCTCCCAAAGGAACTCCTCAAATTTATACTAGATTTGATTCAGTTGTGACTTCTTTAGGGATGAAAACTGCAATTGGACAATGGCTTTCAGATGAAGAAGATAAGATTACAGCAACCGATAACAACTAATGCTTTATTCACTAGAGGTAGAAAAACAGTTTCTGGCGGGGCTAATTCAATATCCAGAGACCTATTCTGAAATCTGCGATTTTGTTTCTGAATCTGATTTTTATTCAGAGGATACGATTGTTCACAAAACAATCTATCATATTATTCGCAAGTGTATTGAATCAAATGAAAAAGTTGACGAAATCATTATCGCTCAACAAATTAAAGAAATAGGTATATCCTTTGAAGACAACATTGATATTTTTGATTACTTAAGATCTCTTGCCGTCAGAAAAACAAATAAGACTACTGCAATTTCTGCCGCCAAAGAAATCAAAAAATATTCAATCAGAAGATCTATTCACGCATCCGCTATTGAGGTCGCGGAAAAAATGAAGAAGATTGCCCCAGACTCTTCTTATCAAAAAATTGTTGAAGAAGCTGATACTACTTTTAATAAGATTATAAATATTTATGAAAACAATGAAGAAAGGCCAATCAACATCTTTGAAGAAATGGAAGCTGTCATTGAAGAGCGCGGCAACAATCCTATTACTGAATTCGGTTTCATGGGTCCATTTCCCACTGTTAATAAGATTTATGGATCTCTTCTTCGCCCCGGTAATATTACTGTTGTGGTGGCACGTTCGGGTGTAGGTAAAACTTTACTTGCACTTAATTACACAACTAAGGTTTCCGCTCAATATGATGTTCCCGTCCTCCACTTTGATAATGGAGAAATGAGCAAGGAGGAGGTTATTATGCGTCAGTGCGCCGCATTGAGCCATGTCCCGATGCATTTACTTGAAACTGGTCTTTGGCGCAAGGCTGGAGAAGATGTTGTTGAGCGCGTTCGCTCTACTTGGGACAAGGTAAAAAAGCTTAAATTTTATTATTATAATGTAGGTGGTATGACCACAGACCAAATGCTTAATAATCTTAAGCGTTTTTATTACTCAAAGGTTGGTCGGGGCAATCCTCTTATCTTTAGTTTCGATTACATCAAGCCTTCTGCCGATGCCGATGGTAATAAACCAGAATGGCAGGTTATTGGCGATATGTTGAATAAGTTTAAAAGGACTATTCAGCGAGATATCGTGCAGGGTCAAAAACCAATGATTACAATGTTTACTTCGATTCAGTCAAATCGGAGCGGCATTACAACAAACAGAAATTCTGATACTATTAATGACGATGAAGGCATCGTATCAATGTCAGATCGAATCACGCATTACTGCTCTCACATGGCAATTTTGCGCCCGAAAACGGCGGATGAAAGACAGGAAGAAGGCGTCAACTTTGGTTCCCATAAACTCATCTTTGTGAAAAATCGTTTTCTTGGTTCTGACGTTGCTGGTGCGGTTGAATTAGTTTCAATGCCAGATGGAACACTTAAAAAGAATTTTATTAATCTTCAGTTTGAAAATTTTGACATCAAAGAGCGTGGTGACCTTCGCGATATTGTAAATCAAGCAGACACAAACACAACAACATTACAAAATTCTGGTGAAGACGACAATGTCCCAAACTTCAATTGACCCAATTGTTCTCAGAAGCTCTCTTGAGTCTTTAGGTTATTGCCTTAAAGATTATGGAAGTTATTGGCGAACAAGAGCTTTATATCGTGGTGGCGATAATACCACCGCTTTAAAGATATATAAAAATACTGGCGTATGGACAGATTTCGCGACTGGTGGATCAAAAAGCTATCCATTCCAAAGACTTGTGGAATTGACCTTGGACACCAAAGACTCCTACGTCGTGAATAAGTATGTAAAATTTGACGCCAGTAATATTATCCATGTACAAAACAAGGAGAAGCTTGAGATGGAAAAAATCTACCCAGAATCAATGCTAGAAAATCTTTTGCCCCATCTTGATTTTTATTCCAAGAAAATGATAAGTAAAGATACGCTTGATTTTTACAAGTGTGGTTATGCAACTTCTGGTCAATTGTTCAGAAGAATCGTGTTTCCAATTTATAATCAATTTGGGCAGATTCATGGATTTTCTGGTAGAGCGGTCTTTTGGCAAAAAGATTCAGAGTTTCCAAAATGGAAACATGTGGGTAAGAGAGCAGATTGGATTTATCCGCTTAATCTAAAGCGCAATGGATCTTCAGAAGTTAAGGACGAAATTGAGAAGCGGCGTTCAATCATTATTGTCGAAAGTATTGGAGATAGTATGGCTCTTTTCGAGCATGGCTATAAAAATAACCTAGTAACCTTTGGACTTGGAGTTTCTTCAAAACTTTCTTCTTCATTAGTAGCTTTAGACCCAGACAAGATTATTATTGCCTCAAACAACGATAGCGAAGGCGAAACAAATCACGGCTTAATTTCAGCCTGTAAAACCTTTCTGCAACTGTGTTCTGTTTTTGATTACTCGAAATTGCAGATTAAGCTACCGCTTAAAAATGATTTTTTCGATATGCATCTAGCGACATTTGAAGGGGAAGATTCCATCTTTAATCAATGGGAAGAAAAGAAAATAAACATGGAAACTCAAATCAAAAAGATTTATGAAGTTGCGGTCGCCAATAAGTTCTCCAATAATCTTATTGAGAGAGCCGAGAAGATTTTAAATGACGCAACCTGAAATCAAACACGTTGCGCTATCTGCAAGTCGAATCAAAACTCTCGAAAAGTGTAGTTGGTCGTATTGGTGCAATTATATTCTCAAGCTGCCAGAGAAGTCCAACGATGGCGCTAGTAGAGGAAATGTAGTTCACCTTGTTCTTGAGTGTCTTGCAAAGCAAAAAAGGAAACCTTATGTCGATACCATCTTAAATGCTGGTGATATTTTTACAATCAAGTCTATTAAAAAACTTGCATTGAAACACGCTAGAAAGTTAAAAGTTTCTGATCCAGATAATATTGATATGATCAGAGAGATGACTTTAACCGCCCTTAAATATGATTTTTGGGGTGATGCGGGAAAAGCTCCAGTGCAAGATTTGCAAGAGAGAGATTTCGATATCACAGTTAACAAAAAAGATAAAAAGTATAGAATTAAAGGTTTTATTGATCGTCAGTTTATTTACGATGATGCGACTTCAGTAGTCAGAGACTATAAAACTAGTAAAGCTGTATTTGCCGGTAAGGATGCCGAAGACAACATGCAGCATATGATTTATATTCTTGCCTCCAAGAAACTTGATCCAAAACATAAGGTTTCAATGGAGTTCTTATTTCTTAAGTTTGATCTTAAAGATAAAACTAAGAATGGTGGTCTATTAAAAATGGAGCCGCCTAATAAAAATGAACTCAGTGAGTTCGAAAATCATTTAACTGAAGTTCAAAAGGTTGCCGATAACTTCTCTGAGCCTGATGCTTATTCTAATTTTGCAGCAGACAAGCCGATGCCGTCAGATGGTTCGTTTAGCGGCAAACTGGCTTGTGGCTTTGCCAAATACAAAGGCCATCTGAAGAAAGACGGCAATCCAATGTGGCATTGCCCATACAAATTTGGATTTAATTACTATGCCTTAAGAGATAAAGATAATAAAATAATTAAAACTTTCCTAGAGGAAGATATGAACGAAGCTTTTAAAATTGCCAAACCAGAAGAAAAAGTTACCAAAGAAGCTTATTTGGGATGCCCAAAGCACTTGACACCCTAGACACAGATGTTAGGATTAGGGCATGATCCCGCTATTCAAGTCTCACTTTTCTTTTGGGAAAAGTATCCTTACTCTAAATGAGCCAGAGAAGCAGAAACAGGACGGGCCAGATAGTATTATTTCAATCGCTCTTGATAATAAATTAAAAGAACTTTATCTTGTTGAAGACTCTTTGACTGGATTTTTAACTGCTTTTAAAAACTGCAAAAAATACAATATTCAGTTAAAGTTTGGCCTTAGAATTAATATTTGCAATAGTTATGAATCAGTAGATTCTTCTACTAGTAAACTTATTCTTTTTGCTTTGAATGATTCTGGCTTTAAGGATATTAATAAAATCTATACTTTCATAAATACCGAGAAAGACTCGGTGATTGCTAATTTTGATTTAGTGGAACGCCTAACAGATAATATTTTAATTGGCGTTCCGTTTTATGATTCATATATTTGGAAAAATAGATATACATTTTCTAATTGTATGCCAGATTTTCTTGACGGCGAGAATGTTGTTTACTTTACAGAAAATAATAAATTACCTTTTGATAAAATAACTACAGCTTTAATTCACTCTAGTCATAAAGAAAATATCGTTAAAGCTAAAACTATTTATTATAAAAATCGCGAAGACTTTTCTGCTTGGGTCACCTACAAGATAGCTTGTAATAGAAACATGGGCAAAAATCAAAGTCTCTCGGCTCCAGAGCTTGGTGGATGCGGCAGTAAAGAATTTTGCCTCCAATCTTGGAGGGAGGCTTCATGAACAACCTTTTAAAACAAAAAATTAATCAAAAGTTCGTAGTATTTGATACTGAAACAGAAGGTTTGTCTTTGACTGATTCTCGTCCTTGGCAATTGTCTTGGATCGTTTGCAAAGGAGAAGAAGTTATTGAAGAGCATGATGAATTTATTTTGTATGGCGACTTAAACGTATCTGAAGACGCCGCCAAGATAACTGGATTCAACAAAGAGAAATATCTTTCTAGAGCAAAGCCTCCTATAGAGGTATGGAAAAGATTTGCTAATTATCTATACGATAAACATAATATTTTGGTTGGACAGAATATTCTTGGATATGATATTTATATTTTAAATACTATGATGCAGGGTATTGGAATACAGAATGATTGGAGTTTTATTGAAAGGGCGCTTGACACCAAAGCTTTGGCCACTGCATTATTCAAGAACATAAAGCCGTCTGGAGACTTGCTCTCTTGGCAAATGAAACTAATGAACCATAGAGAGAAAGGACTTAAAACAAGTCAGGGGTTTCTGCTTAAGCAGTTTGGTATTGATCATGATCCTTCAAAGCTTCACGATGCTTTGTATGATATTCAGATGAACTATAAGATTTTCCGCAAGCTAATTATGCAGGTTGACGTATGAGTAATTTATTAAATAGCTTCCAAAAGTACGAACATCCTGTTCCTCCTGGTGTTCGCTTACCAGAAATCAAAATTGATGCTCGCTACTATCAAGAGCTTGGCATTGATGCGTCAGTTTCAAACACAGAGTTTCTGCGGCAGCTTTGTTTGAGAGCCGTAAGAACAAAGGGTATAGATAAACTACCTAATAAAAAAGACTATTATGAAAGAGTAAAGTACGAATTGACAACCTTTGAAGAACTTGGTTTCGTTGATTACGTTTTGCTGAACTGGGACATTCTTAATTATGCTCATGAGCATAATATTCCTACTGGTTACGGGCGTGGTTCTGCGGCTGGATCTCTCATTCTTTTTTTAATTGGGGTTACTAATATAGATCCAATCAAGAACGGGTTATTTTTTGAGCGGTTTGTTTCAAAGAGTCGCGCCAAGAAGATTGTTGTAGATGGCATTACTTATCTTGATGGGTCGTTAATGCCCGACGTTGATAATGATATTGAGTTTTCAAAACGTCAGGATGTTATTAATTATATTAAAACAAAGTATGCCGGTAAAACTTGCAAGATCCTTACCATGAATACTCTTACTGGTAAACTTTGTATCAAGGAATGCGGAAAGATTGTTGGCGAAATGTCAGAAGATGAAGTTAATGCCGTAAGCGATATTATCCCAAAGCAATTTGGCAAGGTTTTCGCCCTCAAGGACGCTTACGAAGAAAGTGATCAGTTCAGGGCGTTTTGCGACAAAAATCCAAAAATTTATAAAATTTCCAAAAAGATTGAAGGCTTAAATAAAAACACTGGCGTCCATCCATCTGGTATTTCTATTTCTTATTATGATAACGAAGAGGTTATGCCGTTACAGAAGACAGGGGACGGAGAAATTGTTTCTGCATACGACATGAATAACGTATCAGAAATTACAGTTAAGTTTGATATTCTTGGATTAAGAACACTAACTGTTGTTTATGATACTTGCCAAATGCTCGGCCTAGACTTTAAAAATCTCAATTTCGATAGCGCATCAACATATAAATTTTTACAAGACCTATCTAATCCCAAGGGCTTATTTCAAATCGAAGCCAATACTAACTTTTATGTTTGCAAAAAAGTAAAACCAAGAAATATGCTTGAACTTGCGTGCGTTCTGTCTCTAGCCCGACCTGGCGCACTAGACTTTTTAGATCAATATGCGCGATATGTTGCTACTGGACAATTCCAATCTATCCACCCTTTCTTTGATGATATTCTCGGAATTACTGGCGGCATCCCAATCTTTCAAGAGCAGTTAATGAAGATGATTGTTAAAGTAGGATTCACTCTTGATGAAGCCGAAACGGTACGTCGCATTATAGGTAAGAAAAAAGTTAGCGAGATGCCCGCTTGGCAACAGAAGATCAGAGAAAAAGTTGCCGCTAATAATCTTGAGGCTGCTGTTGCCGATGTACTTTGGAAGGTCGCAGAAGACAGCGCGAACTATTCGTTCAATGCGTCTCATGCCGTATCTTATGCTACTCTTTCTGCATTAACTACTTATCTTAAGTTTAATCATCCAAAAGAATTCTTTCTTGCTTTGCTTAGATCTTCTAAACATGAGCCAAATCCACACGAAGAAATCGAGTCAATTTCTCAGGAATTACCCTTTTTTAACATTAGACTTTTACCACCAGATCTTTCTAAATCTAAAGCTGATTTTGAGATTGAAGGAGACAACATTCGATTTGGTCTCAACGCCATTAAAGGCGTATCAGATAAAGTTCTAACGCATCTTCTTGAATTTAGACAAGAAGAATTCGCGAATAAAATCGATTGTTTCGACGGGGCCAAAGAAGCTGGAGTTAATATTGGAGTCCTGTCTTCTTTGATTCAAGCTGGGACATTATCCAGCTTTAGCGAAAAACGCTGTCGCTTAGTTCTTGAAGCTCAAACTTACAATATTTTGACAGATAGAGAAAAACGTAATATTAAACTTATAGGACTAAAATACAATTATGACGTTCTTAATATCATAGCCGATTTAGTCAAAAATAAATCAGTTGGAGACGACGGCAAACCTTTCATGAAAGAAAGTCGCTTTGAAACATTTAAAAATAAGTATGAGCCATACAAAAAGATTTATGACATGAATAAAAAATACGAAAAGTTTGCTAATTGGTTTTTTGAAAAGCGCCTTCTTGGCTACAGCTATACCCATAAATTAAAAGATGTTTTTAATGATGGCCCAGATATGTTTCATAATACTTATGAAGCTTCGCAAGTTGATCTTCGTCAAAATGTAAAAATGGTAGGTATTGTTAAAGAATCTCGCAAAAAAATTAGCCGCGCTGGTCGCCCATATTTATTAGTTAAAATTTCAGATGAATATGGGCAAATGACCTGTCGCCTCACCGATGGCGGTCGAGACGATAAGTTTACTCAGTATTACGAAGGAGGCGGCAAAACGCCAAAGGAAGACGATATCGTTGTTCTTTATGGTTCTAAAGCAGACGATTCAATCTTTCTAAATGGCTTGACAATCCTCACAGAAAAGATATATACAAAACTATCACAGATCGAAAGTTGAGTGTAAAATGAATACAGTGCAAGATATTAATTTTACTCCTAAAGTAAGAAGGGCTTTAGATGTCGCAAGGCAACGCTGCGTTGAAAACAATCAGGAAGAAATCACGGATGAATTTTTATTGCATGCGGTTTTGTTTTCTGAAAACATGATTGTTAATATGGTATTTCAATCGTTATCCATTGAAACCAAAGACGTTATTCTGGCGTTATCTAAAATTCTTCCGTCCAGCAAGAAAAAAATTTCTGCAAAAAATATTATTTATAGCGCAAGCTCAAGTTTAATTATCAATGAGTCTCATAATATTTCTCAAAGCTTTAAGCAAAACTACACTGGTATAGAGCATATTTTCCTTTCTCTTTTGAGAAACTCTAAAACAGTAACAAGGTTTTTTAAAAAAAATGGAGTTGATGTTGGTTTTATTTCGCAAAAAGTGGAAACGGAATGCAGGATGCTTTCTAATCCCGTAAAAAAACCGCTTCAGCAGAAAGAACAATCCGAACAAAATAATGTTTTGTCGGCCTTTTGTTCTGATTACAATCAGATGGCGCTAAACGAATCTTTTGATAATATTTTCTTTAGAGAAAAAGAAGTAGCTAAAATGTCCGAAGTGCTTTGCAGAAAGCAAAAGAAAAATGCTATTTTAATTGGAGAACCTGGCGTTGGCAAAAGTGCGATTGTGGGCCTTTTGGCGAAAAAAATTATATCTTGCGAATGTACCGAGTTTCTTATCAACAAAAAAATCATTTCTCTTAATCTTGCGAATCTTATTGCTGGAACCAAACTTCGTGGCGAGTTTGAAGAACGCTTGGTCAAAACAATGAACGAGATCAAGAAGATGGGAAACGTTATTGTATTTATCGATGAAGTTCATAATGTTATAGGAATGGGCAATGACGCTGGCTCTATGGATGCAGCGAACATTCTTAAACAGTACTTAACTACCGACGAAATATCTTTCGTTGCGGCCACAACTCAATCAGAGTATGAAAATTACTTTGTTAAAGATAGCGCTATGAATCGGCGCTTTGAACCAATTTTTGTGTCTGAGCCGTCGAAAGAAGAAACTTTTAAAATTTTAAAATCGCTTAAGAAATTTTATGAAAAATTTCATATGGTTTATTATAGCGATAACGTTATCACTGATATCGTTAATCTTTGTGAGAAATATATCCCATCTCGTAAATTTCCAGACAAAGCCATTGATTTGATGGATCAAGTTGGATCGAAGGTAAAGATTAGATCTTTTTCTCGTCCACAAGAAATAAAAGACATTGAAAAGTTAATTGTAGAATTTGAAAAGCTCGCGCCAGATAATTTAAAAGAAAATCACCTTAAGCTTCTAATTAAAGATTATGAATTGAAATATGATATTTGGACATCTTCAGTAAAAGGTAAAATTTTTAAAGCTAAAACAAAAGACGTTTATCAAGCTTTATCGGATAAAATAGGTAAATTTATTGATAGCAAATCGGACAACGATGGCATAAAAAATATTTTATCTAATTTGAAAAAATACGTCTTTGGTCAAGACGAAGCTTTGAAAAAGATATCTGACTGCGTACTTAGAAGCTCGTTTGGGCTGGCAAAGGTCACCAAACCCCTTGGCAGCTTTATGTTTGTCGGTCCGACTGGATCAGGTAAAACTCACGCAGCCAGAACATTGGCTAAACAAGCGTTTGGCGACGAAGCCAATCTTTGTGTCGTCGATATGTCGGAGTTTATGGAGCAGCATTCGGTTTCTAAATTAATAGGCTCCCCGCCAGGTTATATCGGATATGGTGGAGCAAACCTTTTTTGGTCTCACCTTGACAAGCATCCCTCCTCTGTTTTTCTTTTTGATGAAATTGAAAAAGCCCATCCAGACGTAGTTAATATTCTTTTGCAAATTATGGACAGTGGGCAACTTACAGATTCTATGGGCAGAAAATTAAGCTTCAAAAATTCAATTATCATCATGACCGGAAACGTTGGATTTCAAGCCAATGACAATAAAAAGATAGGATTTGGGGCGTCCGTAAATCAAAAGCCGAGTAAAGAAACCGTAACAGATAATCTCAAAAAATTTTTTAGACCAGAGTTTTTAGCCAGATTAAATGATATCATTATATTTGACGAGTTGCAACAAGATTCTTTAATTAAAATTGCGCAAAGCGAACTTAATCAAATTAAAGATTCATTAAAACAAAATCAAACCATTTTAACCTATTCTAGCGATGTTGTTGATTTCATTATAAATAATACAAAAAATAGTAACACTGGAGCTAGAAAAATAATTTTCTTTATCGAAAATGAATTAAAGAGCAAGATCGTTGACATTCTTTCTCTCAACAACTATAATAAAATTAATGTGTCAGTTAAAAACGGACAGATTTATATAGATGGAAAAGTTAAAAAATTATTTGCAACTTGTAAAAAATGAAGTTGATATTCTTCCTATAGAAGAAGAATTTTTATCTTCAACTAAAGTAATCATAGAAAACAAACTTGGGCATGAAATTCGATTCCACAAGAAGCACCAAATTCATCCAATTTATGATTGTTATTTAATTAGTGGAAACGATAAACCCTTTTTATTAAAAATAAATTTATCTCCAGATTTGCCCAACTCTTGGGAATTACTTTCAAAAAATAACTATGATTTTCATCCTAAAATAATTTGCTCATCGAATGATTTGGATGAATTTAAATTTATTTGTTTTGAAGTGCCTAAAGGCATGTTCTTGTCTGATATTTCAAATTACCCATTAAACTCTAAATTAAAATTACAAAATGCCTTCTTGCACAGTTTGGATCAAATGCACTGTGTTAAAACCAAAGGAGAAGACGAAACAACAAAGGTATTTGATTCCTTTTTGCCTAGAGAAGCGATGATGGTAGTTAGAAAGTATCCAGTAATTCAACTTTTTTCTACCGCTAGAATGGTTTTTAAAAAAATTTACCAACCTAATATTAACGATTGTGGGCTGTGCCATTTTGACTTAGCTCCAGAAAATATAATTTATACGGGAAAAGATATTAAATTTATTAATTTTGAGTATTCTGCTAATGCAAATATATATTTAGACATTCTTCTCGCGAAAGACACTTTAAACTGCTCAAATCAAGCTTTTGAAGATCTTTGCAAGCCTTTGCCTAAAAATATATACGATAAACTATTACTGAACGAAGACGCTTCAAACTTATTTAATTTTGCTTATTTTAATTCAAAGATAACCTCTGAGTATATTACTTTTGGATTAAGAAATCCAATTAAATTAAAATACTGGATTAAGAAGTCAGAAAATTATTATAATAAAATTTTTGATAAACTTTTTGTCGGAAAACAGCTTGACAAATTGATTAGAGACTTCTATTATTTATGGAATTCATAAATATGAACAAAACACACTCAAACAGTGCGCTCAACACGATTAGCCGTACAGCTGGTCGTTTTTTCGGTCTTGAGACCTTTAACGAGGTTATCAATGCTCGTCTTGTCAACTTCGGCCCTTCTATTATTACAGTAGAGGACCGCAATACTGGTCGTAACCGCCGATTCTCAAAGGGTGAAGTAAAGGCAGTTACGTTTCGGGGGGCAAGGTATACAAGCTCCCGTTAATTCAAACCCCCGAGAAATCGGGGGTTTTTTTGTGTAAATACTATATATGCCAATTCCGACTCCTCAAAAAAACCAAGAAAAGGATGAATTTATGGCCTCTTGTATGTCTTCGGACACAATGCTTAAAGAATATCCAAATCAAAAACAAAGAGCAGCGGTGTGCTATTCGCAGTTTGACCGGAAGAAAAAGAAAACACAGGGTTCAATGTGCGAAACGAAATGGGACGAAAAAGATGTTTCGAAAGTTATTATAGAATAAATTTTAATTACCATGATCACTTATAAATGGGAGTTCCCCGCTTTAGACTGCGCTCCGCTTGAGAGCGGATTAGCTGATGTTATTAAAACTATTCACTGGAGAATCGCCGCCTCTGAACCTAAAACTACAGGAGAAGTTGCTAGTGGCGAGTTTCCTCAATTTTACTACGCTTCAAGTATTGGAACAGCATCTCTTGATCCAGTAACAGATACTGGAGCTTTTGTTCCATTTGAAGATGTCACTACTGGTATTGCCGCTGAATGGGTAGGTGCTAAAATCAATTTGACTGGTGAGTATGGTATTTATTCTGGCCTCGTCGCAGAGATTGAACGTCAAAAGAATCCTCCAATTGTCCGCAAACAGATTGGCGTCTCTGGTTCATTCCCTGTTTAATACAAAATCTAAATAGGCTTTAAAGGCGCACAGAAATGTGCGCCTTTTTATTTATTTGTGTTTAATTTCAACTATGGCCGTTTATAATTTTTACTACCATGCGCCTTAACTTTTATAAACCCAACAAGTCAAATACGGGTACAGCTCTTTCTTTTAATGTCTCGCCGCCCAAAAACCAAACCAAAGGAGAAGCTCCAGATCTTTATGTCAGTTTTGTAAAACAAGCTGGGTGGAGCGACGAAACAAAAAAAGGATCTTTTTCTGAAAACGCCAAAAACCCAGAAAAAACTGCGGCATTAAAACTTAATCAAACTGAGGCAGCGTCTATCATTAGGGCGGTTAGACAATCATCTAAATTTTCTACTGTTCACGCCTATCAAGGCTCCACAACTTCAATTATGTTTGGGCCTTATCAAAAGAAAAATGGAGACAATGCTTTTTCTTTTTCTATTAAAAAAGGCGAGCAATCATTTTTGATCGGTTTTGAACTTGGAGAGGCAGAGCTTGTCGCCCAATACATGGAAAACTATCTCCGTAAAACTTTTGAGTTTTCAGAATGAAAAAGACGGTAGTTTTTCACAGTAATCATAGTAGAATATTTACTGGGTTTGGTAAAAATGCCAAAAATATTCTTAGATATTTATATAAAACCGGCAAATATAATTTAATTGAATTTGCCAACAGTAAACATAAAGACGCCCCAGAGTTAAAAAGTTTGCCTTGGAAAGCTGTTGGCACATTGCCAAATCCGAACAAAATACAAGAAATCTCTTCTGATCAATCTCAATTAAGACTAGCAGCTTATGGTTTAAATGAAATAGACTCTTTAATTAAAGAGTTTCGTCCAGATTTCTATATCGGCGTAGAAGATATTTGGGCTTTATCTCCTTTAGTAGATAAAAAATGGTGGAATGAAAACTGCATGATATGGACGACACTCGACTCATTGCCTCTTTATGCTGACGCCATTAAAATTATTCCCAAAGTAAAACACTATTATTCTTGGGCATCTTTTGCTGGGAAAGAAGCCCAAAGACTTGGGCATCCTAAAGATTCTATTAGAACATTAAGGGGAGCTACAGAAGCTTCGTTCTTTTATAAAATAAAAGAAGAAAGTAAAAAACAAATTAGAAAAGAATTTAATTTATCTAATGAATTTATTATCGGATTTGTATTTAGAAACCAATTAAGAAAAAGCGTTCCTAATCTTTTGCAAGGCTTCAAACTCTTTAAAGAAAAAAATTTAAATTCACAAGCTAAGTTATTATTGCATACTCATTGGGGTGAAGGGTGGGATATCCAAAAATTAATCAAAGATAATGATTTAAAAAACGAAGATATTCTAACTACATATTTTTGCAAAAAATGCAAGCAATTTGAAGTCAAGCCATTCCAAGGACAAAAAATAAAATGTAGATTTTGCGACGGTAAAGATACGGTAGAAACAACTAATATTGCAAATGGAGTTAGCGAGATTCAGCTAAACGAAATATATAATTTAATGGATGTATATTGCCATCCTTTTACAAGCGGGGGGCAAGAGATCCCAGTAACAGAGGCGAAACTTACAGAATTAATCACGCTTGTTACAAATTACTCTTGTGGAGAAGATTTTTGCCAAGAAGACAGCGGAGGCTTACCGCTTAATTGGAAGCCTTATTATGAACCAGGAACTAATTTTATTAAGGCTACAACTCTTCCAGAATCAATAGCGGAAAAAATAGAAAAAGTTTATAAAATGTCGGCCTCCAAAAGAAAAGAAATGGGGGAAAAAGCCAGACAGTTCGTTCTTGATAATTTGTCCGCAGAAGTTATCGGCAAGCATTTAGAATCTATCATAGACAATGCCCCGCAAATACAATGGAATTATGATTTAGATTTTAAACAGAGAAATCATAATTACGAACCTCCAGAAATAGAGTCTGATACAGAATGGCTTATTGATATTTATAAAAATATTTTATTGATGAATGTTGGAGCCAACGACGAGGGATTAAAAGGATGGCTGTCACAATTGCAAAATGGCAGGGGAAGAGAACAGGTATTAAACTTTTTCAAAAAAACGGCCCTGAAAGAAAATAACGAAAACGCTAAAATCGAATTTTCTGATTTACTAGATAAAGACGATAAGGGGCGACGAATTTTATTCGTCATGCCTCAAAGTGCGGGCGATGTTTTTATGTCAACGTCTTTACTGCCTTCAATAAAAAAACTTTATCCAGATCATAATATTTATTTTGCAACCAAACAGGAATTTTTTGAAATACTTGATTGTAATCCATTTGTCCATAAAAAACTTATTTTTAATTCTTTTATGGAAAACCTTTTAACTATGGAGGGTCATGCTGATGGGCATGGATATTTTGATATAGCTTTTCTGCCTCATATTGGTACTCAAAAAATATTCGATTACCAACATAACGGGAAAGACAAATTAGAATTTAACACCAAAAATTAAAAATGCATTTACTTGATCGTTATGCACTATCTTGCGGAGTCAAGATAAGTAGTCCGTTTATTTTAGAGCATTACTATCCAATAGTCTTGGATAAATATATTGTTTTTCAAACTAGCGGCAAAGGTAACTCAAGAGAATACGATTATTGGCCCAAGGTTTTTTCTTTTATTAAAGAATATGCACCAGAATATAAAATAATTCACGTTGGCCTTCCCTCCGATCATTCCGTAGCGGGAGTAGACATTGATTTGAAAGGTAAAACAAATATCAAACAACTTGCATTTATTATTAAAAATTCATCTCTTTACCTAGGGGTTGATAGCCTGTCAACACATTTAGCTGGATTCTATAATAAAAAAATAGTTGCCTTATATTCTTACTGTTACGCGCAAAATTGTAAACCAGTTTGGGGAGACAAAAAAAATCAAAAACTAATAGAAGTTGATTGGGAAAAGTATGGCAAGCCCTCTTTTTCTTTAAAAGAAAATCAAAAGAAAATTAATACAATTATGCCAGAAATAGTTGCAAAAGCTGTTTTGGACAAACTTGAAATAAATAATGAATTGGACAAAATCAAAACAATATATATAGGCAAAAGCTATCATAAGCCGACAATAGAAATTATACCCAATAACGGGCCGCTGCCAATAATTATTAAAGACAAAATCTGTAACATAAGAATGGATTTATTTTTTAATGAAAAAGCGCTGCTAAGATTAGCTCACGTTTGTAATTTAAATATTATTTGCGATAAAGAAATATCTTTAGATTTACTCAGTAAAATTAAATCAAAAATTACAGCCTTGACCATAGTAGCTTCTGATAAAATTTCAGTCGAATACCTTGAAGCTGTTAGATCGCTTGGTTTTAAAATATTTTTAATTGCGGACGATAATGATGATTGGGGGCGGTTAGCGGAAAAATTTTTTGATTTTTGCCTTGACAAAGAAGATCGTTTTGATAAAAAAAATATTGAAAATTTAAATCAAATAGACGAAACCTGCACCTTTTCTTCCGAAAAAATAATTATTTCAGATGGAAAAATTTTTGCTTCCAAATTATCTTGGAAAAACGACGAGCCAAAGCTTGACAAATATTCGAAAGTTATAGATTGTAGTGAATTCTGGGAAGAAATTGACCACTTCTATATTTTAAAAGATGAGCGAAACAATAAAAAATAATAAAACATCGATTCGTGATGAGCGCGGACTTCTGAATAACACCAACTATATTTTTAATAAAGACGGTACGGTAAATTGGCGAGCGATGGTCAATCCGATACACCTTTACCCAAATAAAGATTGGTTCAACCGGAGAAACCAACCTGTCCCAGAGACGGGAGATGGACTTCGTGATGAGCAACTCCTAATTAAATTAGGAGGCATCAAGGAGGTCGCAAAGCTTCGTGGCTATTCTCGCGTCCATTTTCAATTTCCTAAGCTAGAACGTGATTATGTTGTAGCGTCATGTTCTATAGATTGGATTAATAATTTCGAAACTAATATTAACGGCTCAGAAGACGAGTGGCTTATGATTTCGTCTATGGACGTTGCAAATGCGACTTTTGAAAATACAGACGGGTTTGGGCAAAAGTTTCTTGAAACTATTGCGGCAAACCGCGCATTTGTTCGCACGGTAAGAAACTATCTTGGTATTCATATTGTTGGTGAAGATGAAATTGCCAAAGGCAATGGAGCCAAAGCCGCAACAGTAGCAGTAGACGGCTCTGCTGACGTTTCACCTCAAGGTATTCTGTCGAAAAAGTTCACAGACTCATTATACTTTCGCTCTGGCGATGAGTGGTCTGATTTTAGAGGGTGGCTCAGAGAACTGTGGAAAGAAGAAACTTATAGAAACGAATCTGCAAAAGACTGGAAGTCTTGGGCCGATATTCCCTCAAAGGAGGCCCGCTCTCTTCTTAAGTTTATTAAGTGATGGTCAAAAGAATTACAAGCATATTCGCTCTCAAACCTATCCTTCAAAAAATGAAGGATAGTGAGGGGCTAAAAAAAATTCTTGATAAACAAGGGCATGTAGCTGGCGCTTGGGACATCAAGCATTTAGAAAGTCAGCTTATGCAACTTTTGTTAGTTTTTAAAAATGATGCGGTAATAGTTTGTTATTTTGAAAAAGAAGAACCCGTATCTTTGTTTGCAGGTATCGCATCTAAAGATTGGTGCTGCGGCAAAATTGGACTGAATGAGATTGTATGGATTTCGACTCGACCCACAATGTTTGGAGGTTTTAGGGTTTTGCAAGAAGTGGAAAAAATTATTGTCGAAAATAAGATTGACTTTTTGTCGATGAATTATATGTGTAATGGTGGAGACCCAAGAATTCAAGCCTTTTATATGGCTAATGGATTTCGCCTAGATACACTTTGTTTTGTTAAGCGCTACGAATAATTCTTTGCGTGCGCTTTTTAGTTTGGTAATCAACATTTGATATGTAATATCTCTTACCTTATTTTACTTTTTATGAAAAAACTAATGACCGTCAACAAGAGAAGCGGAGAAGTTGAAAAATTCGATGCAGATAAAATTAATAAAGTTTTAGAATGGGCTTGTACTGGAATTCACGACACTTCATTTGAGGAGGTCGCGATGAACGCCAACCTTTCTTTTTTTGATGGAATATCTTCAAAAGATATTCACAATACGTTGATTGAAGCTGCTTCTGGGTTAATTTCTGAAGAAAAGCCTCAGTATCAATATGTTGCCTCTCGTCTTTTAAATTATCAATTGCGCAAAGAAGTTTGGGGCGGCAAAAACGCTCCAAAGCTCATTGATTTCGTAAAAGAAAATATTAAAAATAAAGTTTACGATCCTGCTATTCTTGAATGGTACGACGAGCGTGAGTTTCACAAGCTTGACGAGTATCTTCGGCATGATCGTGATTTTATTTTCACATACGCTGGTATTAAACAGCTTTGTGAAAAGTATTTAGTTCAAAATAGAACTAATAAGAAACTGTACGAAACTCCTCAATTTGCCTATATGCTCATTGCAATGACCTTGTTTAAAGATTATAAGAGCGAGCGCATCTCTTTTATTAAAAAAGCTTATAATTATTTTAGCCAGCACAAGATTAATCTTCCTACTCCAATTATGGCTGGGGTCAGAACAACATTGAAATCTTATGCTTCTTGCGCCTTGTTCAGCGTAGACGATTCATTAGATTCTATCTTTGCCAATAATAGCGCTATTGGCTTTGCTACCGCAAATCGTTACGGTATTGGCATTAATGCAAGTCGTCTTCGAGCCGTTAATACTCCAGTTAAAGGCGGCATGGTAAGTCACACTGGACCAGTTCCGTTTCTTAAGATGTTTGAGTCTACCGTAAAGTCTTGTCATCAGAATGGCATTCGCGGCGGCTCTGCAACGGTAAACGTGGCTTGGTTTCATCACGATATTGAAGACATTCTTGTTCTCAAAAACAATGCTGGGACCGACGATAATCGAGTTCGTAAACTTGATTATTGCATTGGATTTGATCGCACGTTCTATGATCGTTTGATCAAGAACGAAAGTATCACTTTGTTTTCTTATCATGAAGCTCCAGAGCTTTGGGATAGCTTTGGTATGCCTGAATTCAAAGAGCTTTATGAAGAGGCGGAAAAAAACAAGAGTCTTAAATTTAAAAAGACAGTAAATGCTCGCGATTTATTTTTCTTGTTTTCTAAAGAGCGCGTAGAAACTGGTCGTATTTATTTAATGAACGTTGACCATGCAAACTCGCACGGCTCTTGGAACGCTCAGGTAGACACTAGTAATCTTTGTCTTGAAGTTAATCATCCACTCAAACCAATAAAAGACTTGAATGATCCTAACGGAGAAATTGGCGTTTGTATTTTATCTGCCGTCAATCTTCTTGAGGTAATCAAGGACGAGATGGACTCTGTGTGCGAAATTATTGTTCGTATGCTTGATGCTCTAATTGATCATCAAAACTATTTCGTTCCTGCTGCCGCTAATTTTGCTAAAAATCGCCGCAGTCTTGGAGTTGGCGTTAGCAATCTTGCTGGCTATCTTGCAAATATTGGAGTCAAGTACACTGATAAGAATGCCGCAAATAAAGCTGCGGCTATTATGGAACTTGTGAGTTATAATTTAATCAAGGCTTCAGTTAAGATGGCTCAAGAAAAAGGGCCATGCGCTTTGTTCTCTGAAACAAAGTTCTCAAACGCTATTCTACCAATCGATACTTATTGCAAAAATATTGATGAGTTTGTTACTGAAAAACTTCATTGCGATTGGGAAGGCTTGCGAAAAGAAATTAAAACACATGGTATGCGCCATAGTACCCTAACTGCACTTATGCCTGTCGAGTCTAGTTCTGTTATTCAATCCTCAACCAATGGGATTGAGCCTCCCCGCTCTTTGATTTCCTACAAGCGCTCAAAGGCTGGAGTTATTCCTGTTGTTGTGCCTCATATTAAAAATAACAAAGATAATTATACTCTCGCATTTGAAATGCCTAATAATCAAGGTTATCTGAAAGTTGTCGCTGCTCTTCAAAAATTTGTAGACATGAGCATTTCAACTAATCTTTATTACAATGCCACTCGTTATCCAAACAAAATTCCAAGTCAAGGAGAACTTGTCGGGGACTTAATTTTGGCTTATAAATATGGTATTAAAAATCTTTATTACACAAATACGTTTGACGGCGATACGCAGACCGCATTACATACGAAACAAGAAGTTAAACAAGAAGTAAAAACTGAAAAATCGCAAGACGATACCCAAGGCTGCGCTGGTGGAGCTTGCACCTTATAATAATGAAAACCGTACTTAATACTGTAAACGTGGACTCGCTCAAGCAGCCGCTCTTTCTTGGTGAAGACTTGGCGATTCAAAGGTATGATCGCTTAAAGTATCCCAAGTTCTATGATCTTTATGATCAGCAGATTAACTTCTTCTGGCGACCACAAGAAATTAATCTTACAAAAGATGCGGCTGATTATAAGAATCTTTCTCCAGAGAAAAGTTTGTTTTTGATAGCAATCTCCGCTTTCAGACTATGACAGACTCAATGCTATCGCGCAGTATTGGGTCGCTTTCTAACTATGTTAGCAACCCAGAGCTTGAGATCTGCATGAATGTTTGGTCTTTCTTCGAAACCATTCACAGCAATAGTTATACATATATCTTGCAAAACGTTCACCCAGACGCCACAAAATTTTTTGATTCGATTCTTGATGATAAAGAAATTGTCAAAAGGGCGCAATTTATTTCTAATAAATACGACGCTCTTCTGAATACCAAGAGCGACGATCCGAAACAACAGATTTTTGACGCACTTCTTTCAACCCAAATCACTGAGGGCGTGACTTTCTACATCTCGTTTGCTTGCTCGTTTTATTTTGGCTATCGCGGTAAAATGGAAGGAAATGCTAAAATTATTAATTTAATTTCTCGCGACGAAAATCTTCATGTAGCTATTAGTCAAAATATTTTAAAAATTCTTCGCAACGAGCCTAAAGAAGGGTTCCAAGATATTTTTAAGAAAAATGAAGATAGGATTTATGAGGGCTATCGTATGGCAGTGGAAGCAGAAAAAGATTGGGCTGATTACCTTTTTTCAAAAGGTAGTTTAATTGGCCTTACCGCCGATTCATTGAAGCATTACGTTGAATGGCTCGCTGACAACCGACTCACTTCGATGGGATACAAAAGGCTTTACAACGTCAAAAGTAATCCTATTGCTGGGTGGCTGGACAGTTTCTACGACAGTAAGAAAATTCAAGTCGCTCCACAAGAGACTGAGATTTCTTCTTATGTAAAAGGCGTTGACAGTAAAATCGACGAATCAGTATTTGATATTAAATTTTAATTACTAAATAGCTAGATACCGGCCTCTATCGTCTCTCCATTCGTTTTCGTCTCTAGTAATTTCTGCCCTTTCGCCAGGACGAATAGTGGAAATTAGTTCTCCGTTACTGGATTCTATAAATAGACTATATTCAAGACCAGCATTTATTATTACTATTGTATCGCCTTCTGCAACCTCTGTTGGCAAAACCATTGTAGAATCTGAAATTGGCGTCACTAAATTCGTTTTATTTATTTGATCGGTAGGAATATTAAATTTAATTTCAACTTGTTTAACTTTACCAACGGTTGTGCCACCTCCAGAAACAGCTCCTCCATTATATGTAAATTCAACATTTAAAGTTGGTGAGTCTGCGCCTATAGCAACCCAATTTATTTCTGAATTACCAAGCTGCTCTATTTTGTACTTTAAGTTTTTTATTAACGGATTATTATTGTTAGAAACATTAATGGCTTGTTTCTGATCTCTCCCTCCATCCAAAAAATATCTGTTCGCAGTTGAAGGGGTGGTTTCAGCTTGTTCCATTTCTAAATATCCACTTACAACTTTAGAAGTAAAACCGGGTCCGTAATCATCCCAAGGTCTGAATCTAAAATACAACCATTCTCCTGTGGGTAAACGTTCTCCAAGAGTAATTACATTCAGATAGCTTCTTGTTTCAGTTAAAGAAACTGTCGCAAACTTATTAGTGTGATTAACCAAGTCTGGAGTAAATACTCTTTTCACAGTTGCTGTTCCATTAATTGTTTGTCCATTATATTGAAATTCGCTACCCAGTATTGGAGTATTTGAATCGTGACCTATTGTTTTCCAGTTTACATTACTACCCGTAGTCACAATTTCGTAATAATTATCTTTTTCCATACTAGTATGGTTTATAATATTAGTATATCCTACTCCAGTATATACATCAACACTTAAAACATCTTTATTTGAAGTGGCGTTGAAGCAATTAAATATAATTTTACTTTTTGAAACAGGTTCTGGCAACACACTGAAAGCAATTCCAGAAAACCCTGTTTTATTTGGTAGTGTAATATCATGAAGATTACAAATACCTAGTGGGTTGCCTTCTTTTGTTGATAATTCCCTTCCTTCAAACTGACCGAAAGAAGAATAGTGTTCTGCTCCCCATTTGGAAATAGATTTTGATTTATCAACGTATTTTTCATAATGTTCTATCAAATCTTTAGATTCATATCCATATTTTGCCATAGTTCCGCCTTTATAAACATATGTTTCAAAATCAGGTTCGCCAGTTCCTTTAACATTAATTCCAACAGCAGCCCTTGTTCCAGAAAGTAATCCAGTGCCATTATAAAACGTAGCCGTAGAAAATGCTCCAGATATATCTCTAAATGTCAATGGGACACTTTCGTCTTCACTCCTTAGTAAGTTACCACCAGCATCTCTTACTCCAGAACCTGAAATTGTTGTTATGGCTCCAATTGTACTTGCCACATCAGGGCTCCAAACAGCTAATCCAGTAAAATTTCTATTACCGTAATATCCAGACAAAATTTGATATGGAGAGTTTTGAAAAGAGTCTATAACCTGTATCCTGGAATAACCAGGGTATTGATTTACCGCTTGAAAGGTTCCTGTTTTAGACAAATTGGTGTTATCGGTAACAATGACCCTTAATCCTATTTCTCTTGAATATTCTATAGACTCTGGAGTTCTGGAGCTATCAAACATAGCAGCATTATTTGCTTGTGTTATTCTATAAGATAAACCTTGATAGTTTTTTTCTTCTTTTATCACTTGACCAGCAGAATCTAAAACTTGAACCGTAACTTTTTGAGGCAAGTCAACAAATGGATTTTCGTAAATTTGCTCTTTGGTTGCCATTTTCCCGCCCGTAGGATCAAGATATTTCCATCTAAAAACTAAATCTTTTGAAGTCCAATTGCCCCTGCCGTTTCCACTGTAAGTACCATTATCAAAACCAATTGAATATTTTACAGAGTCTTGATCTGCGGTATCAATTGTGAATCCACTTGGAATTGTAGAAGTTAATAATTCATTAATGTCATTGATTTTTAAATTTGCAGAAGGTAGCATAACGATTCCTGTCGCCACATAATCGGAAAGTAATTTATATGTTGTTCCTTGCGAATATATTTTAAAATCATATTGGCCCCAAATGTCATTACCGTCTGAACCTGTTATTGGGATTGTTAAAGTATGTATTCCTGATGGAGTAGAGTATGCTTGAACTATTGAGTCATACTCATTTGTTGTTGAATAGTCTGGTTTACTAACGTAAACTTTATATCCAGTAATTGGACTATTTGTTCCAGACCAAATAATGTGAATGCCAGTGTATTTTGTCGTTCCAGAAAAGCCACTGATGCTTTGTATACCAGATGGCGGATTAGGTTTTACGACCACATCATATGGCCCCTGAACATAATAACTAGGCGAAGTATCTAAAATATCTTTTTCAATATAATCATCCTTATTGTTTAAATATTCAATACCTACAATGCCGTATTGATTAGCCTCTTCTTCTTTTGTTGCAATAGTTTTGTATAGTTTTGGCTCAACGCCCGAGCCGCTTAGAACATAAAGAGAGCCTTCAGAGACTAAATCTAAATTTTGAGGAGTTGTATCTACTGTTAAGCTATAAATACCTTTAGGATATCCAGTGCCATAAACTAAGCCGCTATATCCAATACCATTAGATTCTGGCAATGATTTCAAATCAGATTGGCCTAGTGTTCCGCCTCCAACATAAACCTCCAACCCAAGTGCAGTAAATGCGCCAGACACAAGAGCAGATGTCAAAGTTGTGGTTAGCGGAATTTTCCCTGTACCATAAAAATCTTTTGGCAAACCAACAGAATAATAACCATCGCTATTTCCTCTGGTCCATTTTGTTGATGATGTATTATTCCCGATTCCTGGGGTGGACGCAAAAGTTACTGTCTCATTAGTTCGGGTAAGTGTTGGATTTTTGTCAATATGGAAAGTGATGCTATTTGGGTCGTCGCTTATACTATTTATTCTTGAATTTTCTGGAATTCCAGAGCCAGCAACGTACATTCCTACAGCAACTCCACCAAGTTGAGAAATGCTTTGAGTTGTTAATCCAATATTTTTATTTAATGTTGCAATATCGCATTGTCTGGTGAATTCGTTTAAGTAATCTTCAGTAAAGTATTCTTTAGACGTATGATC